ATGATCCACGATTCCCAACTAACGTAATAAATATTGATCATAGGTTAAATGAAAAACGCAGAAGAGTACAGATTTATCCCAAGAGTCTAAGCCAAGAGACTTATCTACTTAAACTAAACGATCCCAATAAAATGATTGTATTCGCTATCGGTCCAGCCGGTACGGGTAAAACCATGCTGGCGGTTCAGTGGGCTATAGATCAACTCAAGTACGGATCTGCAGATAAAATCATAATTACTCGACCTGCTGTGAGTGTTGATGAAGAACACGGATTCTTGCCCGGGGACCTAAATGAAAAAATGGCCCCTTGGACCAAGCCAATATTTGATGTAATCGCAGAAAATTTCAACGCCAGAGAGATAGAAAATTTTATCAAAGAAGGAGTGATAGAAACCAGTCCTTTGGCATATATGCGAGGTAGAACTTTTAAAAACGCAGTGGTTGTAGCTGATGAGATGCAGAATGCTACACCTAGTCAGATGAAGATGCTGCTGACACGATTAGGACAGAACAGCAAGATGGTAGTTACAGGAGACCTACAACAGGCTGATCGTCCTAGCAACAATGGCTTACTAGAATTTTTGGGATTGTATAATAACTTCCAGGGCCACAGATATGTGGATCTAGTAAAATTTGATGTGCAGGATGTTGAACGTCACGAAGCTGTTAAGGAGATATTAGCAATCTACGGCGACGATTAATCTTTAGGGAGGTAGGGGGTCAGTTGATCCCCTAGTACTCTTTTATAAAATTCTAACATATCGTCAAATCCGGCTTCCGGATTAAGACCATTCTTGACACATTTTTTCTCTTTAAAATCTAAAACGACCTTTGCGGTCTGAAGGTGTTTCATTCTAACATTATTTCTAAATTCAGTTAGCTCATCCCATTTACCGTTTGGCTTTTGAACATAACTCACAAGCATATATCTAGCTGTCATAATTTTACTCAATTAAAAATTTATATTCTGGAAATACTGTTGAAAAATCTAATCCTCTTCGTTTATCGTATTCTGCGATAAATGATTTAAATTTATCTCTTTCACTTACCATATCAGTATATGTATCATCAAAAAATACATTCTCGAATCTTTTTACGGTGTTTGTTGAAAAGTTTTTTTTAATATATTCTAAACTTTCTTTTTTATAATCTGTTATTAATTTGTGTGTAAGAAAGCTAGGCTGTGTTAGTCTTGATACATGTAACGAGATTTTATTATCAACTTGTTTTGCATCTTTTAAAAAATCAGTAAAGCTGCTGACACATAAAACATTATAGGTGCTCATAATATGTAACTTTACATGCGGGCATTCTTCTTTTAACCTTGCAAGGTTACGTAAGAATTGATTATACTTAAGACCGTGCCTCGAATATTCAGCTTTACTTCCTTGTGCCTCTCCACTGGTCGCAACTGTGATATTTCTTTTATGCCGTATAGTATCGATGAATCTATCAATGAAATGATCATCAACTGCTAAATTAGTGTTAATAGTTAACGGAATATTTTTAGCCTCTTCTATCAGTGTAAACGTATGTTTACTTAACAGCGGCTCGCCTCCGGTAATTCTAAGTTGTTTAAGACTAGGATGAATAATTTTCCAGTATTTCCAAAACGCTTCTGTATACGGATTGTGTTCTCTTTCTAATATAGGCTTAATATGTATTTTATTATAGCCGTTGGGATATTCCCCTTGTACTTCTATCTCTGATTGCCACTTACTACTGAATGTTGGTCCGCAATAAGAACACGCAAGATTGCACACTGTAGAAAAACTAACCTCTAATGATCGGGGATGACTTACGGTTGAATTAGCATGCGGATTAAACCAATTATAGGTGTAACCACTTTGTATGATCCTATCCTGAATGCCTGTTGACAAATGACAATAAGAACACTCTTGTGGAATCTTGCCATCTAACATTTCTTGTCGAACTGTTTGTTTATGGCTGTGATTAAATAACGCTGCTGGGTTTTCTAATTCGGAAGGATCGATTTTTACAGGACCGCAATGGTGACAGCCGTGTTCTTGGCCTGTGCTAAGATGTAAAGTACTGGTCCCCCATTTTTCTAAACAAAATCCCGGACCTTTGCGATCTAAAATCTGTTTTATAATCCAATACTTAGGATTCATCGATGATTTCCATCCAGGTGTGGTCGCCCATATACTTTACCTGAGCTTGGTATTCATAATCTTCCGGAGCACTGCTGGACCAATCGTTGGGCCCATTCTGAGTTAATAATGTGTGCTGCTTTCTTTTGTCCCACGCCAACCAATAGACGTTGCCCATTACTGGTTGAAACTGATATACCGCAGCGTGAACAGCGTCTGTGATTTCTAATCTACGTTTAATAGCCTGTGCTTGCCCTTCCAACACAGCGACTAATTCCATGATACGATCGTATTCTTGCTGGGCATACATCCTAGCATGATTGATCATTAGATCTTTTTGTTTGGTAACAGGAACTAGATCAAACTTAACACCGCCTGCTTCCGTGGGATACTCTGATACGTTCCTATTAAAGAACGGTATCAGTGTGCCGTCTATTTCAGCATCAAAACTATTTCTGCCTTTAGCAAGATTAGATTTTTTATCCGGCATTAATCTTTGATAATTTCACCAGAGTAGATGCTAAATTAATTTCTGGATCAATAATCAATGTGTGATCTACTAGAGCCTGCTTGATGACATGCAGAGCTTTGTCTTGATTTTCTTCTGAGCCAAAGATATCTAAATGGTTGTAGAGCCACACATACACTTCTTGCATCTCTTCTGAACGTAGCTTGCCACATAGCATCTTACGTGCTTCTTGTATTTTGCCTGCTCTGAACAGCTCTACCATGTCAAATTTCCACTCCGCAGATCCTGCATCTTCCTTAGTAGCACTATGTAGTTTTGCATCGTTGGTATTCTGTTGCAGTAGATTCAAACATTTACGCAGATCCGGATATGTAGTCGACACATACATATCTAATGTCTCTAAATCAAATTCAATGTTTTCTTCAACTAACACTGTAGCTGCTCTAGCGGTAAACTCTGTTTGATCAAGTTTTGAGAAATGCCATTGCTGGCAGCGACTGTGCAGAGCGGGCACAATCATATTAGGGTTATTACAGGTTAGAACAAATCTAGCGTAGTTTGAATATTCTTCTATGATACCTTTCAAAGAATCCTGTGCCTGCGGACTCAGACGATCTGCTTCATCTAACAGTACTACCTTGAATGAACCCCAAGCAATACTGCTGATAAATGGAACTATCTTGTTACGGATGAAATCAATACCTGTTTCTCGACTGGCGTTTACTTCTAGTACATCAGCATCTTCAATTTCAATTTCGTTAACTAAAATTTTAGCCATAGTGGTTTTACCAATACCTGGCGGACCACTCAACAGCAGATGCGGAATACTTTTTTCTTTAATCCATGTTTCGACCTGTTTCCGTTGCGCAGAATCGCGCCATACATACCCTTCCATCTTTTTAGGACGGTACTTCTCAACCCATAGTTCTTTCATTCTTTTGCCTTTGTGATAATGTCTTGTGTTATTGTACTATTTTTACTGTCGATAAGCGAGAACTCATGTAACCGATCAGCACACTTACGTATGTCGTCGTGCAGTTGTCCCTGTCCGACTTCTTCAGCAACAGTTCGTGCGATGTCGTGCAATGCGATTACCGCATCGACTAATGCAATATTCCTCATACCAGCTCCTCAATGATGCCTAATACTTCTGCCATTATAAAACAAACACCTGCCATCAGCAAATTGCCTGTGATCAAACAGCCACCCGCTACAATGCGAACAGCACTCTTTACAATGCTGACATAAAAATGTCCCTTGCTTGTATCTTTAGGTTGAACTTCCATTAGTTAGTCCTTTATTAATTTCGGCAGCAATTACACGTTGTCGTAGTTCGCTGGTTGAAAAGTTATGTTCACGTTTATTGAAATAAAATTCAATTCTGCGATCTACACATTCCCGTCGTCCTGTGAAATCTTCGTTTTCATATTCCTGTCCTAGTATTCTAACATTAATAGGATAAGAAAGCAAGATGTTTACAAGGTCGTCTTCTGTTTCATAGACAAGGATTTCGTCAATGTACTTACAGGCCTTGAGTTGTTCGTAGCGTTCAAACACACTTTGAACTGGTTTGTTTTTAATACCGGGCCGATCAATAGTAGGATCAGTTTGTAACCCTACAATCAAATGATCGCATTGTGTTTTTGCTTCTTTGAGCATCATAATGTGACCTGCGTGAAACAGGTCAAACGTTGAGCAGGTAAATCCGGTTTTCATTTTCTACTCAAAAACGGTTTTAAATTAGGCGGAGTCCACCCGTCAGGCTTGAGCACTTTGCCATCTTCACGTTTGATTACTTTACCGGTCTTTTTATCAATCTTGGCAAAGTTTGTATTCATAACTTCTTTCCATGCACCTTCAGCATCAAATCCGGCTGAGTGAATAGCACCTATGGTCACAACCAGCATGTCAACGAGCGCATCTAGAATTTCTACACGATCCTTGTTGATGATAGCTTGATTGAGTTCTTCGGCTTCTTCTTCAATCAATCCAAGATACATGTTGAATTGATCTGTGTTTGCGGAGTCTACTGCTTGATCGCAGGCCCGCATAAATTTTTCTTGATCCCGAAACGGATTAGTCATACACACCTCTTAAGATTTTAGTATCTTAATTATGTGCTTTTTTTCTTGTTCTGTCAACCACTGCTGTTCCAATTCTCCGAAATGTGGAGACTTAGACAGTGCTTGATCTACAAGTTGTTTGATCTGATAGAGGTCTTGCTTGCAATTCCATTGTGTGAAACCGTCGTTGTACGGACTAGAGATTTCTCTGGCAAGACTGTGTACCTGGGAAGTGATATCACCCACTTCCCAGTTTTTCTTAAAACCCATTAGCTGATCTTAGACATGTTACCCGGCATAAAGTCTTCAGGATTAATATTCATACTTGATCCGTTTGAAAACTCTTGCCCAATATAGAAGTCATTAGGTCTTTCGTCGGCAATTGCTATAACAGCCTTTATTTCAACTTTTTGAAATTCTTTCTCGCCGTCACCGTCGTTGATTTTGATCTTACGAGTCCAGCGACCGTGTTCAATTAAAATCCACTGACCCGGTTTAACATTGATCTCGCATTCAGTTCCAACCTTATAGACCTGTGCCCATCGAGGTTTAACACCGTGTGCCTTACCGTCATCGCTTTGGATAACAATGCCACCCGCGGTTTTCATTTCGCCCATGTCCATTCCAATGACAAGAAGGTCCTTTGACAAAGGACGAACTTTCATGTGTCGTGCTTCGAAATTAAACATAGTTACCTTATTTCTTGTTGCTGCGAGCAGCTACTTCTTCATGTAAGGCATTGGGATTCTGTGCATAGTAATCTGCTAACACTTGTTCGCGTGTGCGTACTACTCTGCCGCCCTCGCCGATTTCGTCACCGCGAGCGTTGACTTTCATATTACCTACAGCTGGAGTTTTTTCAAATCTCAAGCTCATCTTTTCCATGTCAATTTCTTTGCCTCTCATAGAGGTATAAGTTCTTCCCATTTTATTCTCCTTTAAAGAATTCGTTAATCGGTAGCTTGTATTTAACACTGTCTATTTTATGTACGCCAATTATGAATAGCACATAACTGGCTACAGAACTGCCTCTACCTACTCCCCATACTATCCGGTTGTTTCTTAATGTATCTACCATATATTTCATTGCTCTCAGTACAGGCAGCAGATCGTGTTTCCTATATAGATCAAGTTCTTGTATTAATCTATCATAATTCTGTTTTGGACACTGACTTACTAAAAATTCTTCTATGTCCATGCATTGATATTCTTTGGGAATGAACCATTCAGTGCAGTCTACGCCATTGGGAGGAATTGGATAGTTTAAATGCTCTTGATGCAATCTGTTCACATACTGTGAAAGATCATCAGAGGTCTGACAATGTTCCAGTATGTCTGGACCATGCTGCATTACACCTTGGATAAGTTGTTGAGTTGTATTAGTCCACATTAATCAATTGACCTAAATCACCATCTGCCTGTTTCAATTTTTGAGCATGTCTCTTTGCGAGTTCTTCTCTATATATTGTAACAAAAGTAGATAGCTGTGTCAAGAGATCTCTACTGCCCATTCTTGCGGCAGCATAATATTTCTTATTCAATTCGATGAGGCGATTTTCAATATCTTGATCTTTATACTCTGACAGATCGCCGCTCAGGGGATGGAACATTAGCTGTATAATCCTAAATAATTCATCCAAATTACAGTAGCACTGTGTTGCCAAACTTCGATGATCACTGGGTTTGTATCAGATGTAACTGTTACTGACCCTGGGAATCCTGGAGACTTTTTAATCACGGTACCGCCTGTGGTTGTGAATGTTATGGTTCTAGCAGACCCATCTCCGTACAGTTCTAGTGTGGCTTTGCCAATCTGTCCAAGGCCTGTAAGATCTACCGCTCCGGTAGGAAATTCTGTGAATGACAAACTGGTGTTTGCTCCGACCTTCACTACATGATACATAGCCTGTTTGAAGCTGATATCCTGAGTGCCTGCAACAATAGCAGACCCGTAATCTTTTTTACGTAGATAAGCATCTTGTAAAGTAAGAGACCCTACTACATTATATAAGAAATCATTGTCTTCATCTGTGCGGGCTGCGTTGTCCTGCAGGTCAGTGATTTCAGTTTTGGCAGTTTCAAAGTTATCTTTGATAGTACCGAAGTTATCTCTAAACACCTGTGTGTCGTTGTCCTGTCCTGCTACAGGAAAGTTTTCGTTTATTGCTGCAAAATTAATAAGGCTTGTCACGGTAGTTTTTCTCCACGTTGCGGAAATGCAAGGTATTTATCCTCTATTTCTCCGTCTATAATATCTATTATATAACGATCTGCTAAAAAGTCAATGGTTTTGAAGTCAAATCCGCTGGCTTTAATTCTCGCAGCAATATTTTTAGCAGCACCTGGAATACAATAGCACAACGGCAACGCCTTTGTGTATCCGGTTTCAAAAGCTGCTTCTGTCTGAGTGCTGCGCATCCATAGCGGTAGAAACTCTCGATCACGATCTCCTACTGCTTGTATCTGCTTACGCATGTTCTTGATTGAATTAGGGAATACTCTTTGATGATCACTGTCGCTGACAAATGGAATATCACTGTCTACTCTGATACTGTCATAGCTGATCAATACCTTGCTGTTGATATTATTGGGCAAATTCACAGTTTGGCTGATGCTGCGACCATCTTTTTCTAAATCATCAATGACATCAATGTACACAATTTCGTACACCACTTCCTGGGTTACAGGATCTTTGGCTTCACTTACTTTAACATTGCCAAATTTTAAACGCTTGTGATAATGATTACGGCTCATAGCCTGTACATATTTCACAGCAGCGACACTTTCTATACCTGCGTATATTAACACTCGGAGATCTGTTTGTACTCCGAAATTTGAGTCACCATACCGATACAGATCAGCAGGTTTAAAGATAGTCGCATCGGTAATAAAATTATACCATGCTAATCTTTTAGATTTAGATTGGAAGGCTCTGACATAGAGGTTGGCAAAAGTTTGATTGTTCTCAACACGCACTGCAAGATTGAACGTGCGATTAACAGTGACAAAATTCACACTGTCTCTTGCTCGTATAGTGAATGTGAATTTAAGATCAAAAGTAGTAGCAGCACCGTCAAATATTGCAGAAAAATCTCTACTCAATGTGGAACTGTCTTCTGCAGGTGCAAGGCTATCTGATCGTTCAAAAAATCTAGTTAGGCCGGGGCCAGCATCGTCTGCAAACTGTTTGACCTTGCCTTGAAGTATTCCAGTAGGCAAAAATGTCAAGCCCGGCGGTAGTGTACCTGATACAAATTCATAAGCTATTCTTCCGCCATACAACAGACTGGTTGCTTGAATGTATTTTTCACTGGCAGTGTTGGGTTTGATAGTGCCCAGGTCACTGTCTGTGATCCATTCAACTGCACTTTCGATTTCACCAATTACAGTAACAGTGAATGTTTTTTCTGTTTTTGATGTACCTGCTCGCCAATAGGTTTCATCTGTGGGCAGTCTGTTGAGATGTGCCTGCACACAGATGTATGTAATGCCTAAGAATTCTATAGCATCATTGATTTTATAATTGGTAAAGTTATTCCATGAGCCTTTGTACACATATGATATATAGGCCAGTGCTGCTGGGTAATTAACTGCACGTATTGTGAATTTATAATCTCTTGAAATTCTTGCTTGGTACGGCACAGATCCAGCAATATCACCTGTAGATGTATCCAACGCCATGCCCGGAGGCAGTGCGCTCTGTGAACCATCTGGATTAGTAGGCAGTAAAAAATATGTAATAGTACCGCTTAGAGTCGGTGGATCGTACACATCTAGGAATATAGTCACATAGTTGTTGGCACGGAAGCGGCCTAGCTCGCTGCCAGTGATCCAAATTGGTACACGGGCGCTGCTAGAATCTGCTTGGAATATGTTGGTGTCGACCTGTACGATTGAGTTGTCTGCCTGCAAGAATTCTTCAGTAACCACATATATCTTAAACAGTCTGGTTTCTGTATACACTCCATCAGTGACAGCCACTATGAAATTGTAGATCCTGCTAAGTCGCCTTGGAGTTCTACTGGGTTCGTTATAATCAAATGTAAAACTATCAAACACAAATGTGTCGTAACCATTACTGCGAGCTTCTACAAAGTCTATGGGGAATACGTCTAACGGAGCAGTATCATATCCTCCTGAAGTTTCTAAACTGTATTCCACAGCAAAAATAGGATCAGTGAAGCCAGATATCACCCCACTCTTGCTGAGGCTAAGCCCTGGAGGCAGTAGCCCGCCATTGGGCATGAGATAAAATTCTAAGACATCACCGGCTATGAGATCTGTGTCACGTGCTTGCAGTTGAAAGTTTACCTGTGCGTTATCTAAAACAAAATACGCTTCTGCTGGCCCAACATTTAGAAATCCTTCTTGGGTAAGCCATATAGGTCTGTCGCTGCCATCTACTGCGAGGTTGAAAGTTCGATCTTCGAGATCCACACCATCGGAGGCACGAATCACAAATCTACTTTCTGTGTAAACTTTGACCTCAGTAGGCGAACCTTTGATCGCACCGTTGATCAGTTTAAGTCCTCGAGGCAATGAGCCTGCGATAACACTGTAAGTGATAGTGGCTGTGAGATTGGTTGTGGCCTGTAGCGATATATCGATGGATATTCGTTCTGTAAGTAAACCTAAGCTGCCTGCGGGGGTGATCCACGTTATCATGCGATCAATCCTTAAACAATTGTGCCACAGTCTATATCTATTCGTCCAGGCAGTAGAACAGTGCCAAAGTCTATGTTTGCAGATTGTAGAGCTACCTGCATGGCATTGGTGTATGAACCAGTGATAGTTCCGAAATCATAGGAAGTTAGTATGTCTGTAACTGGAACGATAGTTTTAAAACTTATAGTAGATCCAAATGCAGTGACTTCGATGTCTTTTCTACTGGTTGTTGACCCCGGAGCAGCTACTCCTGCCATGGTGATCTGTTGATATGTACTGGCCAGCATGACCCCGGCATCTGTGTCTATTCTGATAAAAGCATCTGGAGCAGTGTTGTTAACAGTGATAGTGTCGGTGTTTTCATTTAACAGCATCTTTGTGCCAGACACTAATTTTTTAAATTTTAAATCAGCGCCTACTTTTTCTTTGAAAACACCCACACCTGTTGCGCCGACGTTAGTGGCAGTGATCGTTAGCTGAGTGCTGAGATCACTAAAATTAGCATTTACCTTTTGGAACGCGGTGCGTAGATCATCGCCTAGGCCGTCGTTTACTACATTTCCGATATTAATTGTTTGTATGCTCATGATGCGCTCTCTTTAGTATATTTACCGTTAAATTATCTTACCCAATACCAAATAACGCCAGGGCTACCACCATCTTGGATTGTGGCCAACCACGGTGCTGGTTCCCATCCGCTACACGCTATCAATGTCCCCCACCAACCGCCGCGGAATCCGTCTGTGGTTAACCAACCGTGGTTGATGCCAATACCGACCCAAGGCATACGTGCTTCCATGGCATCGTAATGATAATCCCACGTTTGACCAGTGTCATTGTTGCCAAACCGTGCTAATTCTGTAATGTTCTTGCGCCAGCCGGGTGTGCCCAACTGTTCATCACCCATGTCAGCACTTTCGTTAGTTTGAGTAAATGAGTATGCTTCGTTGGCAGTCCACGCACCACCCAGTGAAGCGTGTTCACGAGCAGTGATCATAAAATCAAATCCTGAGTCTGCTCGTTTAATCTTATTAGCCCAACTTAAGATGCTGTAGTTTTGTTCAACTGAACGATTGTTGTATGCGGCCAGTTGAGTAGGGCAAGTGGTAGCGTTGCGACTAAACACTTGTTCTTCTGTCCAGCTACTAATAGAATTTTGTACGATCAATGTCCATCCACCACCCAGTGTAGTCATGTCACAGTAGACTTGTACAGGGTCGCCATTGTTGAAGTCATCATTGCGAATCCAGTACACACCATCTTCACTGTCTGGATAATCTTGTTTAATCTGCCAAGCACTGGTGCTGTATTCGTCTCTAGTCAATCCAGTGTGTAATCCCAGTGCTAGATTACGTGCTTTAAGTGCGGCCTTTTCACGTGCTATAATCGCCAACTCGGTTGTGCGTAGTGAAGCAGTTAATGTTGTTCGATCACTAATGCCCAGCGTGTCATAATAATTTAATATAGTTTCGTTACTTACAACATCGCTATCTGTATTTTGTAAAGACTCGTGTAGTGTGTCAAAGTTTTCATTGACAGTATTAATAACATCAACTAGGGGATTAGCAGGATGTAAATCATTTAGTTCTAATTTCTTAAATGTCATAGGATTCTCAAAGTTTTCATTGACCGTATTAATAACTTCAACTAATGGATTAGCAGGATGCAAGTCGTTGAGTTCTAGTTTTTTAATAGTCACTGTATTCTCTCTTACCAGTTAGTACCGGTCCACGCTACACGGACCCAAATGTCAGGTGTACCAATAGTACAAGGCTGATTGGCTGTTAACCCAATGCTGGTTCCTCCAATCTGATTAACAGTCAGTAGCCAAGTTGGTTGCCCACCTTCTGTACTTGCTTGAACATTAGTAATTAATCCTTCGCCGACAACCCCATATCCATAAAGATGATCGTTGATTAAGGGTGTTCCCGCAGTTTGATATACTTCAAATGTGCTTCCACCGGTTTGAGAAACAGCCGCAGTGTAAGTAACCAACGGTCTAAAATCACTTTTACAGTAATAAATGTAAGGGTCGGTGAATACCACCATGCCTTCTAGATCTCCGGCAGCACCATAGCTGTGTTCCGGCACAGTTCCGTTAGGGAATGTTGTCCTGCCAGTTGAGTCAAAGTCCCATTCGTATTTTGCACCGCCTCCACCGCCATACGCCTTAATCCTTACCTCACCGGGCAAGATTGTAATAGTGTTGTCATCTGATTGGTATAGTTGTATTCCGCCAACATTAGTTCTAATTTGTTCGCCGTTGGTGAATGTCAAATTGCCAAGGGAGCTATCAAGGCTAACTGTTTTACTACCGTTGACTAGGCTTGATACTGTTGTGCTACCTGTCCAGGCTGTGGTTTGATTGGTGCCATCTGGAAATACTAAATCACCATCTTCACCAAAACTCCATCTGCGTAGTGTTGAGTCTGCAAGGTTGATGTCAATGTTGATATTACCGTTGCTCTTGATATCACCTGGGAATGTTAAACTACCATCTGTGCCAAAGGTCCATCCGCGAGCAGTCTCACCACTGTAGGTATATATTTGAACATCTTTGTCAACAGCACCGTCTATGAGAAATGCATCTGTTCCGTCAGCGGTGGCAATCGTGGTGCCTTGGGGGAATGTTAATGCACCACTGTTGTTAAACTCCCAGTAATTGGGTCCAGGGCCGCCATTGGCACCTGTTGCTATTCTAACACTTCCCAAATTTCCAGAATTTACATATACAGCCGCTAGGTTGCTGGTCTCAGCGTTTTCTAGATCTTCTATCCACACTATTTGAACTGCGCCATTTGTTCCTTGTGCTACAACAGCAAATGCTTCGTCCTCGTTGGCTATAATAGCATCTGAGTCTAGTGATGCGCCAATACGGGTACGACCACCAGGCAATGTTAACACACCATCTGAACCAAGGCTTACTGTGTTAGCACCGTTGACCAATGTGCTTCCGCCACCGCCACCTGCAATTTGACTGCCATTGACTGTTAAATTACCATTGGCATCTACTCCTACTGCTGTGCCGCCAATGTAGATAGTGTTGTTGCTGACATACAGGCTACGCCAAGGTTTAGAAATACTACCTAAGTTACTGCCATTAGCTATTGAAGGAACAATATCACCACCTACAGTTAGGTCGCTGGTAATAGTAGTAGCTTGATCAATAGTGATTGCCGAACTGTCTGTGGTGCTTAATGTGCTGCCCGCAAATTCAAATGCCCCTAGGTTTAAGTTTGCATCAACAACCAATCCCAGCTCAGTGTAGAGTTCTGTGAAGTTGGCATTGACTTTTTGGAAGGCAGCTCGTAGGCTATCGCCTTTTTTATCGTTAGCTGTTGTGCCTACATTAATATTCTGTTTTGCCATTTATCGCTCCGTTATACCAATGCTGCTATTCTTGACTGGAAGTCACTGAAACTTGTGCTTGCCGCTGATATAGCTTGTAATTCTGTTATATTAATAACTCTACTGCCTTGTACTCGCAATCGCTGTGTAACATTTAAATCATTTTCAACAGTAACGTCGGTGTTGAATGTTGTTTGCACATCCACAGTCAATCCGCTGGAGTCGCTGGTGCTGATAGTGCTGTTGATAAATTCCAGTGTTGATGTGTAGAATAGTTCTTTGGTTGTAGTATCATAAACAACCGGCCTTGCTGAACTTGTAGTTGATCTAACAGGATTAACATAGAATCCAGCTGCTGCGCCGTTGAGTGCAACCCCGCTGGCATTAATAACAATGCTATTCGCAGACTGGCTGGTTTGGCCAGCAAGAGAACCAATTGCCACTGCAGATGCGCCTTGTGAAGTTGCACCAGCATTATAACCAATGGCTATAGCATCCGCACCTTGCCCGGTATAACCAGCTCCTGGCCCAACAGCAACAGCATATTGTCCTTGATTAATTTCTCCAGACTCTCGTCCAAATGCCACAGCGGCTGTGCCTTGATTGTTGTAACCCGCCAGCCATCCAACTGCGGTGGCATTATTGCCTTGAGTAATACTGCCAGCACTTGCACCAAGAGCAATTTTAGTTTCTTCTGTTCTTAAAGTTGTTGCAAATATTCCACCGTAGACTTTGTTTTCTACAGCGTCAATGATTTTAGTTGAATCATCTCCGAACACTGAACCTTTCAAATCAAACACTGGATTAACTGCAATTGTCAGCGTATCTGTTCCAACAGTCTTAGATAATGTAATACCCTGCCCACCGTTGATATTAAGTACGTCACTGACAGCGTCAGCTTGTAATCTGTTTATGGTGTCACCGTCAACTTGAATTTGTGTAAATGCATTAACAGCAGGAGCTGAGTTTGTGATAGTTACATCGCCTGTGGCAGCATCAGCGGATACGGTGATACCCACACCAGATGAAATACTAATCACGCCTGCGTTGGTAATTCTTAGATTGTCGCCGACTGACCCAGTAATGTTAATACCTGCACCTGTGGTTCTGCCTGAGGGCAATGCAGTTGTACTCTGTAGACTGCGAACACCGGCATTAGTCACTGTGGCCACTCCACTTGCTGTGGCAGTTGTAATACCAGTACCAGCTGATACACTTAGTATGCCTGTGTTTGAGAATGTAATCGAGTCAGCCCCTGAACTCACAGCAAGACCAACGCCTGCGCCTGGCAAGAAATTCACAGTGTCGCCGAATGTTGTTGCTACCACAGACAGATCATTATTAACCTGTATTTCTTTAAAGAATGTTTTGTCGGGATCTATGATTAAACTGGTACCAATGCCAGTAAGCGGATCTCCACCAACAGTGGAATTTTCTGGTAGATTAACAGTATATCCTACACCTTTAACTTGTGCATTACCAGCCCATAAACCATTTAACGGATTAGAAGTAGTGTGCTCTGAAGTAAACACTGATTGCCATCTGTGTGTGGTATCACCAAGACTGCGTAAATTATCTGTAGTAGGAGTTACATTGGTATCTAACGAAGTAAAGTCTATAGGAGTTAGACCACTGCCATTGCCAATGGTTGCTACAAGTATATCAAAATTTTCATTTACTTTAACAAACGCATCGTTAACTTCACTCCACAATATAGGAGGACGACCTGGAATTATATTTGTATTAAAAGGCATTATGTTCTCCCCACAGCTATTTCAATTGTGCCAATGTGATCACTGTCATAGTCTACCAGTGCTTTACCTACCACAGTTCCGACCTTGATATCTTTTCCACCTGCTACAGCAACGCCTGGAATCTTTGAAGTCACAAGCATTTCTCCTTTGCGTATTTTTCCTACTACCCGGCATGGCACACGACCTTGTAGGGCTACTAGGTTCTTGAGTCCTGGACACCCTTCGTACATGGCAAACGCAGCAGTATTAGAAACAACACCAGCCACACGGTTGTCGCCCTGTGTGTTAGTCACAGTGACTTCTTTGTCGCCGCCAAACACCAATACAGTCCCCACTTCGTACTCTTTGTCACCTTCGTAGTATTCTGCAAGGTCAGCGGAGTATGTGGCCTGTAGTCTTGATTCGTTTGGCGATGTGCCAGTTAATGTCCAACGACCTGTAATAGTTCCTGCTGTGGTATTGCCACCTGTGGTAATAGCTTGAACCTGTATAGAAGTCGCTGTTACTGTAGAGCAGGTTATAGGTGCATCAGATACACCGTTCTGCGTTTTGAATTCATGGAAGTTATTCCAGTATGCGGTTTTTCTATTAGCTGGAGTAGCCGAAGCAGTTTGTATTAATATACCACCAGCTGAATCAAAACCGTAATATCTAATGTATCCGTCTGTGGCTGTGGTACTAACAGTATCTATGGCCAAGTTAGCGTCTATCTTGATGTTTTGAACGTCTATGGTTCTTCCGCCAAAATCTCCACTGCCGTCTCTAACGATGACTTCGCCATTACCAGTACTTGAACTTGATCCAGAAGATCCCGCCACCATGACATAATTGGCATCCGACGCTGTCGCTGCACCTGTTCTACGCAAGAATCCTGCACTGCTGTACTGCGATTTCTTGATAGCCAAGCCTTCGTCGACCACAGTGGTAAATGCCACTGCGGCGGCATTAGCTGTGCTTATGCCACTGTTACCTATCAGTGTGTCAGGGGCCATCTGCTCAAGATCAGCTAACTGTACCGAGTTGGCCTTGAGTGTCACGTATCCGTTGGTAACTACGAAATCTGCACTGTTGAAACTGCTGAGTCCATTAGCTGCCTGTATCACGGCAGCTGTTCCTGTCGGTGCCGCTGACTGAGTAGCAGCGATAGTCATGTTCAACTTGCTCTGAGCAATAGCCGCGGCAGCATTCACTTCTGCATTGTTAACCACGCCCGCATTCAACTGCACGTCTACATTGTTCAGTGTAGAGTCTGTGCCTGTGCGTAGATCAAAAGTTAAATCACCAGTTACGCTGGCGTTGATCACAGTATTGCCAACACCTGTGAACACCATGAACTGACCGCCCTGCACATTGCCACCAGCCCAGTTTTGGAAATTACTTAAAGTAAAACTTCTAAGATTGAGAGCATCCTGCGGATCAGTTGCGTCTGTAACATTAGTGATCTTATTGTTGTTAAGATTCATTGATGCTTTCATGCCCAACTGCCCATCAAGGGCCATGTAACCGCCAGTGACAGTAGGTATTAATTGACCTACACCAACAACAGCACCGTCATGAGTTAATCCTAATCGACGTTCTAGATAGATACGAGTAGCATTTTCAGTTGGCACCGTGTCGATAGCATTATCTATGAAACCACTATCTGTAGAGAATTCACTGACAGGAACACCTCGTTTAAATCCAATACCATCGAGATTGCTCAGTGCAATGGAACTAGAGAATGTTACCTGACCCGTACCTTGGTCAACTCGGAAGTATGGGCCTACTGAGAAATTACCAAATTGGTCAGTGGTCACATAAAAACAGCGTCCCACGTCACGTTCTTGTACTTCGTTTGCCGGATTCAAAGGGTTAACACTGGCCCCATATATTTCTTTGGGATAGTTAGTATCGGCATACGATCCTGTACCAATTTCCAGTAGATCGTGTCCTGTAACCCGAGTCAGTGAAATACGTATGGTCAGTGTACCAAGACTACCACTGCTGCGTATAGGAACAGCTGATTTAATAGTGTATGCGCTGTCTAGATTGTTTATACCGTTAACCAACGGTCTATTAAGAATAACTCTACCAAACGGACCGTTGGTTACTGCTTCTGGTTGATACGTGTTTATGATGTATTCTTCACCCAGATACACAAATTTGCTGCCTTGTGTTCTTGATATTTCTGTCTGAGAAATAGCTACCACAGCAAATATAGTATCACCTGCACTTCCAGTGACCTTACCAACTTTTTGCACACCACTCTGTGTGCCAGTGGTCTCTACAGCATCACCACCTAGTTGAGCTGAGATTCTAAAACTGTTTACACCTAGACCAGCAGACAACACAAAGTATCTGTTCAACATGCTTACGCCTGTAGGCAAAGCACCAGTGGTTGTGAATTTAATCACATCGCCGGCCACAAATCCATGGCTGTTCAGAGTGACCTCAGCTGGGTTGGCTATACTGATAGTACAGGTAGTGCCAGTCGGAGTTGACGTTACAAATTCTCCGGGCTGGATCACGGTTATGTCTATGTAGTTGTAGTTTTCTCTAGTCTGAGTAAGCGTTAGTCCCGCGATGTTGTATCTATGAGTGCCACTACCTGCTGTGGTTATGCTCACTGCTGTACCGTTCAATTGTGTACCAACGCTGAACTCAGTTTCAGTGAGATTGTTGGGCAACACATAGTATATTTGTCCTGCTGTAAATGGAGCAGGCAGTGCGCCGCCATCTGATACACTGAAATTCACAGTGTAAGCTTCTAACAGTTTGTGTGATTTCGCAGCCTTGATAGTCAATCCACTGCCGTCGGCTAATGTAAATGTGCTTCCGCTAGGACTGGTGGATACTGTGAATGTATTATATGTAGGCTGTGTTCTTACATAATAAGTAGTGCCACTGACAAAATTATTAGCGGTGCTGGTAGGAATGATCCTGTCACCTATTCTCAGTTTGTGGTTACCACTGGTAGTACATACATTAGACGCAATAGTCGTAATGGTCACTAATACTTGGAAACGTGTCGGAGTAGCTGTGTTGAATAATACTTCGTAAGGCCCGTTTGAGTCAACATAAGAGTTGAATTCTAATACACGATATACTGTATCCAGCGTCTCACGTAATTTAAGACCAGTGGAAGGTCTTACTGCAACATTTTCTAATCCACCGGTAAGCAGTATAACACTCGACAGTCTCAGTGTCATTTTTGTTCCATCGGCAACTACAGCAAACAATCCTTCAGTGGCTGATCCTGTGCCTGTGGAGAGATTCAATCTTGCGACCCCTACAGGTAGATCAGTTGTAGTTACCGAAGTTACAGGATATCGATATATGCTGTTAGTTGTAGGATGCAATACTTCTAGCTCTGAACCACCTAATGGAGTATATTCATAATTGGTTACAAATATCAACAGGCCGCCGGCTACGTTGGCAAATGAACCGCTGGGGAAATAACAGTCTATACGTTGACTGAATTCTTCATATATAGTAGACGGCGTTGGAACCTCTAGTGGGTCTGCACCTTCTGCCACCAGAGCAAAGTTTCCATGTGCGTTAGAACCTGCTACTGAACGAATTTGTCCGCCTGTCACTGAGTAGTAGGCAATATGACAGTAGTAGGTAAACATTGAAACAGCTTCTGTAAGACCACCGTTGGCCACAACTATTCCGTAGCCTAGATCGTTGATCTGTGTGAAGTCGTTACACAACATACTTCTATTACCAGGCATCAACAGTTCGTATCTATTACCATTGAACTCCACAAATGCCACTGTTGAAGTCTGCAAAGTAGCTCGATTGGTTTGAATAATATTTCTTACAGCAATGTTGTTAGCAGTATATCCCACGAAACTGGGTTCTGTAATAGCAACCACTGCCTGTGCTGCTGTAAAATCAGCTGCACCGATGATTGAACTCATAGCAGTCATCAGGGTATTGATTGTGGCAGCTTCTGTAGCTGTCGCAGCAGTACCAGTAGATCGGCTCACTCCAGAATAACTGGTAGCAGGATTTAAATTTTGTACAACCTGACCTAATAGATAATTTAGATAGGTGTGCCATGCAGCAGTTTTAGCCTGTGAAAGACCGGAGTCAGTGATCACTGCTCCTGTGAGATTGTTATAGAATTTCAGTGCTCTTGTACGTGTGGCCACATTACCACCGTAGATAACATCATGTATCACAGCTTCTACAGCTTGTCGAGCCTGGAATTCAATTTCGCCTGCTATAAAAATATCAAGAGATGTAAATGGCGCAGTAGGAGTTGATATTTCATTAGCAATCCACCCCAGTATCTCAGCCACTGCGTAGTCTCTATTGTTCAATAGCAAATTGTATGCGCTGGTTACATCAACAGATACACTGGCAGGTAAAGTGAAGCTGAGTGTCGGGACAGCGGCTAATCCACGTGAAAGAACATCTGCTATCGATATGTTACTGAGATCCACAGTATCTTGAATGTCAGGATACGCAGTGATTAGATCATTAACTGTGTCATGCACAAACTCGATAGCTTCTATAGTAATAGCTCGTTGGCTCTGCAACACCACTCCGCTTTGGCTGAGCCTATATGTTATTCCGTTCTGGCGTGTCCAGTAGTTGGTATTCAGTACAATGTCTCGACCTAGTCCGTCTAGGATCAGCCCAGTGTCTCTGCTGCAAGCAGAAGAGTCGAATGTGAATACTGTAAATGGCCATGGTGTTGTTTCGTCTAAGATAAATGTAGCTGTACTGCCGTCTTTATCGTAGACAAAGTCTCTGACATAGTTAATTCTATATACACTGTCAAAAACAATAAACGATGCTGGAAGTTCTGGAAATCTATCAAGATCACTAACAGACAATCTTGTGGGAGTGACCACTGCATCTACGTTGAATTCAAGGTTGCCCGAAAAGCCGTCAGTGAACATACCACCTGCAAACACCTGACGATCTTGGCTGCGGCTGAACGAAGCACATTCTTGGAAGTAAGGTGATCTGGACAATATCTGACCTGTGGGATCTAATACTCCCATGAACCCGCCGTGTCCTATAGCTGATATAGCCTGCCAACGCACAGTGTCGTTGGCCAAGAACACATCCATTTCTTCGTTTTCTAAAGGATAGTTTACTGAACCAGATCCGTCTATAACATCTTTAAATGCATCAATCAACAGCACTATAACAGCATCTGAACCTACCTCTGCTTGGAATGCAGGATCGATTGTTTGGAAAAACAGAGTTTGTTTCAACCCTGTGATTGCAGTGTTATCTATAATGGCCTGTACTAGGGTATTGAACAGATCTATCACGGCCAGATACTGTGACAGCTGTGTGGTTATCACAAGTGTTCCAACATCGTTTTGATAATATTTCAGCGCATTAGAAATGGTTCTATTATATCCGCCACGGTCGAGATCGAAAGTTAAATCATCAACTAATTGTCCAATACTGCGTTTATAAAAATTCCTGTTGTATGTGAAAGTTGGACTGAACGGGGATACGCTATTGATTTTGTTGAAATCTATTCTTGCAACAATTTCTTCTTGAAGAAACGTTCTATTCAATCTTATTAAATCAGCAGCAGATTCGTATGCTCCTTTGTTTTGTATCTTGGGATAAACTGGTTCTGTGATATCTTGTAGATAATGATATCCGTACTCTACCTGTGCAAGAGTTAACTGATCAGGGACCACATTCTGCGGACCCCAATTACCAGTTGTGTCATTGTAGACCTGACGTATGGTATCCTGATTACCGATAGTTCTATCTCTGCGGAACTTTTGGAAAGCCCATGGACTGGCTGAGGTTCCTGGTCGAGGTCTAAATATCACTCGGCGGAATTCATCTCCTACCACGCTGACGTTAGGCGGAACTCTTAATGGATAGTTTTCATAGTATTCGCCGCTTTCTACTAATATACTAATCTGTATATTTCTTGCGATGTCACCGTAGGTTATGCTTTCACCGATTTGAAACGTGCCGTAGATGATATCCACATCGAATATCTCATTTCCACCGCTATCTAATGCACCAGAATGGTCGAGGATCTGTGCCAATGCTCCACTGGTCTTACCGCGTAGGAACAGTCCTTCTCTGATGTCTCGTCCTCTAATAGCTTCTGGAGTTGATGTTGAAACATCACCGGTAAAGTCTGTGCGCAGACCATTAGTGAATATCAAGAATCTAGGAAGATCAACTATAAAGGTAGGTAAGCTGACGAAGCCCGCTCCTTTATCTGTGATAGTCACACTGGTGATAACACCTGCGGTAACAACTGCTGTACCAAATGCTCCTGTGCCACCACCACCGGTTATTCTCACAGACACCAAACTGTATCCTGTGCCTCCGTTAGATATAGAAACTGAACCGACCTTGTAGGTAAGATTGAATGTAGCACCAGCACCGATCGCACCAATACCTACTGGTGCAGCACTGGTGCTGATTGTGGTCGACACAGCGGTTGCACCGGGCAGTGCAGAATACACCCCAGTTGATATAATTCTAAATGTTACAATAGCTCCAGGAGTAGTTAGTGTTGATAATACTTCAATAAAACAAGCACTACCGCCCGATGCTACTGTACCGCCTGCAATTTGTAATATATCTCCAGCATAATAGTTTGTGCCAACACTGACCAACGTTGCGGTGTCTACGCTCATCCGCACAGTTCCTGCAAATCCTGTACCTGATATAGGAGAGGTATCCACAGCAGCCAGTGAGCATTCTGATACACCATTATTAAACGTTAGGGTCTTTTCATAAGGACCGATAATTGGTCGTGAATCTAACACTAATTCTTCAGCACGTTTCAGCGCCGCTTCAAGTGTGCGATAGGCATAGGCCAACGCTCTACCTTGTAGAGCTGGTGACACACCAGGACGATCATCCTCACCACTTAGTGCTACATAAAGATTCACACTGCTGCCGAACGCTGAACTGTCTACGTATTGTTTTGTGGCTGCAATCAAGCCTCCGTACAACTCGTCATCATCTGGTTCTGGACTTCTTGATAAGATCAACGGTCCGCTCATGCGTCCGAAACTAACGTCTACTGTTCCTGTGGCAGGATCAATAGCATTAACCCCCGCTCTGGAAATTTTAGAATCGGCATAGTTTTTGTTGACTAATTCTGTTGAAAATATAGGTTCCAGCGGAGTAATTGCAGTTCCAGCATCAAATATACGATATTGATTTCCCCCGGAACGCATTGATAAGTCACCACCTAATTGGGGAGTAGTGTCTGCTACAATTTCAGCAAAGTCTGCGTTGATAGATATTTCGTTGGGGTTAGTGGTAAAATCAATACTGATACCAGAACCAGCGATAAGTTTTTTAAATGCCAGCCCTGACTCAGTGTTGTTCACAGTGACTACTGGGGTATTTCCAGTAGCTGGATCATTTTGCCCTACATAGGTAGCTGGGGCGTCTTCAAGCCCGGTGAATTTTAATCTTTCGCCGAGCCCTAGTGAGCTGTAAAGTTCTCTAAAGTTGTCATTGACTTTACGGAATGAATCTCTTATACTGTCTCCGGTGCCGTCATTACCGACAACACCAATATCAATAGTCTTTCTTGCCATGGTTGGAATCCTAGATTGAGCAAATGCTCTAATATTTAGCCCAAAGTTTTATAAGCCGGATGTAAATACTAGATGTTTCTCACAATCAAAACTCAACAAAATCAATACTCTAGACTCAGTAAATGCGGGGTTGAACATTTATATAAGAGAAAAAAGACTATAGCAGTGCTGAGATGTGATGCTTGTGATTCGGTGTTTGAAAGAGATCTCAAACACATGGATAAGAAACGACTCAGCAACAATTTTTTTCATTGTTGCGGGGATTGTGATGCCAAAAGGTTTGCTCAAAGAACAGGAGTAGAGCAGAAGCAGATATGGAATATGCCTGCCAGTGTGGACTTACCTGTGTCTAAATTCTAAATGATTCACCACAGCCACAGCGATCGCGTTCATTCGGATTGACGAAATCGAATCCTTCGTTGAGTCCATTGCGAACCCAATCCATTGTTAAGCCATTAAGATATGCCAAACTTTTGGCATCTACTAATACCACAAAGTCTTTTTGAGCAAAATTAGTAACTCCCTCTTCGGTGGTGTACTCGTCAACGTATTCTATAGTATAGGCTAATCCGCTGCATCCTGTAGTTTTTACACCCAATCGAATGCCCACACCTTTACCGCGTCGCTCTAAATTTTGCTTAACTTTCTTAGCTGCTGTGTCGGTTACGATAATCATTTACGGCTGCGGTGATAGCATCTTCTGCTAGAATTGAACAATGTATCTTAACTGGGGGTAGGGCTAACTCTTCGGCGATTTTGGAGTTTTTGATTGTTCCTGCTTCGTCGAGGGTTTTTCCTTTGAGCCACTCTGTAACGAGGCTCGAGCTCGCGATAGCCGATCCGCAGCCATACGTTTTAAATTTTGCATCTGTAATAATACCTGTATCATCGTCTACCTTTATCTGTAGTTTCATTACATCACCACACGCTGGAGCACCTACCATACCTGTGCCTACTGTTGGGTCATCTTTAGCAAACGACCCTACATTGCGTGGATTTTCGTAATGGTCAATTACTTTGTCCGAGTACGCCATTTATTATCCTCCAATCGATTATCTTCCATGCGTTGGATAGATAGCTTTTTTTATCTGCCTGATAGTCCAACGCCCAAGCGTGTTCCCACCAATCTATCAATAGTACAATATCGTTCCTAACTTCGTGATTAACAATGGTTTTAATTTCACCGTCTTTAGCCAAATACACCCATCCGCTGCCCTGTATCTTCATAGCTTGCTTTTCAAACTCACTTTTGAATAGATCAAAAGTTTTGAAATGTTTTTCTATAAACTGTAAAATAGCATCATAGGGTCTATTAGAACCTTCGGGTGATTTTAATTGACCAAAGTAGATATTATGTAAAAAAGCCCCAGCTTCGTTGAAATCATCATCACCTTCTCCTTTGTTATATCGATCAACATAGGCTTTGTAGAGTGTTCCGTAGTGATAATCTATAGTCGCTTTGCTTTTTACTGGCGCAAGCTCATCATCGGCATAGGGCAGAGTCAGCTGGATTAGTTTGTCCTTGCGACCTTCAACTATGAATTTTTGTATAAAATTGTATGCCATGCTTGTATTTACCGCTAAATAACCTACAAGGAGATTTTTAATATGCTAGGATTATTGAAAAAAATGTTCGGAGTCAAGCCAGCTGAAGTAGCCCCGGCAGTAGAATCAGCACCTTACAAGGTACCTGAGCCAGCCGCCGTTACACCAATTCCATTGGTAGTTGAAACTACACCAGCAGCAGAAGTCACTGCCCAAAACAAAGCAGTAGCGGTAGCTAAGGCTAAGCAGGCACCTGCCAAGAAAGCACCAGTTAAGAAAGCACCAGTTAAGAAAGCACCAGCGCCAAAGGCTCCTCGCAAGCCAAAACCTGTTTAACAGTTTTGTCTTGATCGTGTAGAGCAAATGAGGCCAAGTTTTTGGCCTTGCTTTCGCACATGATGTCGAAATGGTCTCTAAAGCTCAGTGCCCATTCATTCACTGCTGTATTCCAGTAGAAGTTTGAATGAGCTCTGAGTTTTGCTTTCTTATGTCCGGATTCTAAGAGGGTCGAAAGATCGGGACGGATGTGTCCGGGATGAGCATCAAGGCAGTCTTCCCGTGATACACTATAATGTAACACAGGGCGCACACCACGCCAACTATCAATAATCCGCTTAACACGGTCGTCATTCGGGTCAATATATTCTCCAGTTTTAATCCAGTGATGATGAATGTCTAAGACCAATGCACAGTCTTTGACCAATTCGATGCTGTGTTCAATACCCCATGTCATCTCATCGTTTTCGATAGTAAGACAGTTTCGCGCCTCTGGGCTCATCCGTGCCAAAGCACTACGGATACCGGATGGGCCTTGTCGGCCAGCGATATGCACATTGATCTTAAAGTCTTGAAACGTTTTACCATATCCCATCCAGCGAGCCATGTCCACATGATATTCAAACTCCTCTACGCTACGATCAACAATATCGGGATTATCACTTGCAAGAACAGTGAACTGGCCAGGATGAAAACTAAGACGAACGTTACGATCTCTAGCAATACGCCCCACCTCGGCAAAATGTGTTTCGGCATATTTGACCACATCAGCTTGACGCCAAAACCAGCTGTAATTGCGCTCAGTGTATACAGGCAGAATATCGCTGCCGAGACGTACCATACGAAGTTCGTCATCTAGATCACCCACTTTCTCTACAAGTTTACGAATTGATTCAATATTCTGGACCATTAGATCCCACAGCTTCTGTTCTGCTACTTTGGGTTCTTGGCGCTTCAACCATGCTACTGTGGTACTGCCAGTGTTGTACTGTTTGCAGTTGTCTTTTTGTTTGACACCGTTGATCTGACTAGGACCGTCAATCCATTTGCAGGCAAAGCCTATGCGTTTAATCATTAGATAATCCCGAAATAAGAAGTTCACGTTCTGTCATATAAGCCACAGGTTGAATCCATCCTCGATCGATACATTCAGATAAAATCAATCCGTACTCACGTGGGCATTGTTTTGAAATTTCAAATCCTGCTCTACCACAGGTTACAAATTTGTCAACGATACGAAAACGGGGATCGTCTCGTTTGATTGTGCGAATTTGACTCTGATGTGTAGTAATTTTCATACTACAAGTATAACATCATTACCGCCAGTTGTCAACTACAAATCTATCCTGAACATCCTGCGGATTTGGTTCACCGTGAAATACCGCAATACTACAATTCGAGGGAGGGCTAACATCGTGTCTTACCGTTTTGAACTGCCTTCTGCCGTTAGCCATAGTGAGCTCGTCTCTGCTTCGAATCTCCCATTTGTAACTCATAATCCAATCTCTAGGCCAAAACGTCATTCTATCTTTAGCTATTTTCCAAATCCAATCTTGATCTCCTTGCAGCCGTTGAGCTTCTGATGGGTTGAGTTTGAACTGATTAAAGATATGGCTTTGAGTTCCGTGAGTCCATGCTAACACTGAGCTGTTGAGATAGTTCCAACTGGGGAAAAATTTTCTGTTGAAATCGTGAATACCTATAAAGCTGTTGGGATGATATCCTGTGAGCTTGTTCATATTGGCATGAATGACCACATCGAGATCGAGATAGAGTATTCTTCCTCTGAGAGGTAAGGCAGAATCAAACATGTGAACCTTGTGCCACCATCCTCTGGCATAGTTGGCATTGGGTTGATATATCTTGCGTACTCCGGCGATATCATGTTGATCGTCAGTGAGGCAGGCAAATTCATAAGGAACTGTGAGATGCCTTGCAACCATATTACGCAGACGCTCTACATATTCACGGCCGTACTTGTTGCCGAATCTCACGCAGAGAACTGTAATTTTTGTGTTAGGATCATGATCGGCGGGTGGCGATTCACCGATTACTGCAGACGGCATGGGATACCCATTTGCTTTATAAAACCGTCTTTGTTCTTTAGACCAACCAGCTCTATCTTCTTTTGACAATTTCATCTATGGCTACCAGGTCTTTTAAAATATCGCTGAGGTCGTCTAGCTTGATCATGTTGGGTCCATCGCTAGGAGCGCGATCTGGATCTTCGTGACATTCCATAAACAGTGTAGACACACATCCTGTGGCTACAGCAGCTCTCGCCAAGTACGGGACCATGGTCCTATCTCCTCCAGATCTTTCTCCCATTCCCCCAGGCTGTTGAACAGAATGAGTGGCATCAAAGACCACTGGATAGCCAGTGCTTGCCATAATAGGTAGACTGCGCATGTCAACCACAAGATTATTGTATCCATGAGTGTATCCTCTTTCGCATAGCATAATGCGTTCATTGCCAGTTGACGCAATTTTTGCAGCAACGTTTTTCATATCGTGGGGAGCAAGGAACTGTCCCTTCTTGACATTGATTGCACAGCCAGTTTCTCCAGCTGCTAACAATAGATCAGTTTGTCTACATAAGAACGCAGGTATTTGTAATATATCAATACCTGCATCAGCACATTCTCGTGCTTGATAACTTTCGTGAATATCTGTTAAAACAGGCACTCCAAAAGTGTGCTTGATGGTATTGAGAATCTGTAATCCTTCTTCAATGCCAACACCTCGTTTAGTGCTAATACTAGAACGATTAGCTTTGTCAAAACTACTTTTGTAGATTAGAGGAATGCCCAGCAATGCTGTGATAGCAATAAGTCTGGCACAGGTGTCTTCTGCATGGGCCTGACTTTCTATTTGACACGGACCAGCAATAAGAACAAACGGTAAGTTATTACTGATAGTAAGTTGGTTGATATTAAATGTACGCATATTATTATTTACCAATGTCTAATGACACCAGCGATAATAAACAGGTTTGTAATAATATAGGTCAGTATGATAACTGTACGAACAAGTGCTACTGAATCAGCTTCTCGATCAGTAGCACCTGATTTTTCACCTAGTGCTTTAGCCCATAAACGCCAAAGCCTTTTCATTAGGCCTCATAAATTGCCGAGTTGCCAGCGTGTTCAAATACTTCAGCACTGCGAAGGTTGACACCTTGACCAACAGGATAACGTGCTTCAAACACACGACCGTCTGGATGTGTCCAACCTCGACCTTCTTTGTATGCTTCTAGGATTTCGTTCATAGTTCGATAAGCCAACTCAGCAAACTTTTCGCAACCTACTGCTTCTACAATACGTAGATCCAGTACACCGCCTTCTGCTTGCTTGCCTAACTTAGCCAGTTCTTTGAACTTTTCTAGATGAGGATCATCACTGCCCATTACAGTAGTATGATCAAACTGCCACTCTGACCACTCTTTAAACGCTTTGAGGCCGCCGAAATCCATGACCCAATTGCGGTCGTCTAAGGTTTCTGATTCGAAAATTAATTTGATACCGATTGAGTATCCGTGTAGTAATGAGCAGTGACTATGTGTACTTCTCCACTGTCTAAAACAGCATGAAAGTCCGCGGTCGTTGCCGTAAGTTTTTGTTGAAAGATATTTTGCCATCTCTAGTCTCCTTTATATAGGTAGCAAGTTTGATGACTGCAGAGTGTTTAGAGAGGGATGATGCCATAGAGTCCTCTTTGTGTGTGTATTGTAATATTATATTACATTTCTATTTATAATGCAATGAATTCCACATTATTTTTTCTCCATTCTGATGGCATTGTCCACCCCTGTCTATTATAGATCACAAACGTGGTATCGGGATAATGTGTGAATACTGATGCAATCTGATAAACCCAATAGCTGGGATCCACTGCCTGCGATCCAGCTCTGGCATAATTCACAGTGCCTTTGTAGATGTTGTTCACCGCATGATCAATTGGATACAGATCAAAACCAATCATAGTGACTTCTTGATGACCTAATGCAGCCGCCAATAACACAGCGTATCCACCACTGCCCCAATGTTCAGCTTGGTTGACTTTTGCTTCGCCTGTAGTTGGTACCTCGGGTAACAGATTGATGTTTTTGTTTTTTCTTATTTTTCTAAAGTAGTGATGCCAATGATCACGTACATAGATTTCTGTGTCTTTGGTATTGGGATTATTTACAGCTTCTTCTGCCATTCTACGATCACAACAGATCAAATGATCGACATTGAGATCTCTGTGTATGGCATTGCAGCCTATGAGTATATGTTGAGTGTATGTACTAACATCAACATGACGTCTACTTTCGCCATTGCCGATTACCAATGCTTGTGGCATTATTCAATTCTGCCGAATCCGTTCCATATGCCAGGACTGCCTGATTTGGTACATACCCAACCCACAAATTTTCCAGGGGTCGGATAATTGTTCCATACTACATCACCTTCGTTGAACCCGCCACTGACAGGCGGTTCGTTGCCTCCAAGGTGCAGTTTGTCATTGAACTTTAATGCTCCGTTAACATGCAGACTGCTGCGTGGATCAGCACTGCTGACATTGATAGCTAGAGAACCTATGATAGCAACTTTAGTATCCCCTGTCGCAGGGTTTCCTATAACTACGTTGCCACCGGCCTTGATAGAAATCCGTGCAGTGTGGTCAGTGCCGATGTCTAAATCTGTGTAATTGTAAGTGCCAATCATAGCAGTGTTTGGCGATGATGCACCTATAACAATGTCTACATTTTGATCTATAATGTTAACAGCGGCTTTGGGTTGATCTGTGCCTAACCCTAGGCGATCAGTGTTGGAGTCATAGATCAAATACTGATTTACACTAAACCCACCGTCTACTATCAATCCTTTGAGATGTCCAACTTCTCGGAGACTGCTTTTTGTTACGGTAGCTCCTAGTTCTTTTTCGTCTAGTATTTTGATGTTATTGATAGATAGGTTTTTATTTTTTGCTAAATCGATACTTTCGGAAACAAAAAATCTATCAGGGTCAGTGTTAAACAAAAATTGTTTATTATGTCCTTGCCCACTCCACAGTATGCCTTTGCCATTGATATCACCTTTGATAACTATGTAAGGAAATTCAGCAGAGTTGATGTCTTGACCTTCCTGAAGTACTTCTTGCAACAAGGTTGTTAGGGCATTTAATTTTTCTTGACTTGCCATATTATGAATTTCCAATTTTACCAAACGGAGACCACAGACCGGGTGCTCCGGTTTGAATACAAACCCAACCCACGTAGGAGTTCATTCTTGGTTGTATGTTCCATATGATGTCGCCTTCGTTGTACGATCCAGATGTGGGATACGTACTGTCATATTTTTGCAGTCTGTTGTTGAATCTCACCGCACCGTTGACATGAAGATCAACTTCTGGATCTGGAGTTGATACTCGCACTGACAGTTTCCCATGCACACTGACCTGAACTGGTGCAATTGTCGGATTGCCTAGTGTTATGTTGCCGCTAGATGAAATAATTATTCTTGCAGTATTGTCTGTGCCTAATTCTAAATTATTGCTGGCATATGTGCCAATAAATGCTTTTACAGTATCCTTGGCGCCTAACACTAATTCTACACCATCGTCTACAATGCTCAGAGCGGCATTGGGGTTTTCTGTGCCTAATCCTAATCGACTGGTGTTAGCATCAAACACCATGTACTGGCCAACATTAAACCCACCGTCTACTATCAAACCCTTTAGACGTCCAACTTCTCTAAGATTACTTTTAGTTATAGTAGGACCTAACTCTAACTCATCTATTATTTTAATGTTGTTGACAGAAATCGATTTACCACGTGCTAGATCAATGTGTTCTGATATAAAAAACCTGTCAGGGTTTGAATTGAATATCAGCTGTTTGGTGTTACCTTGTCCAGCCCACAGCAGTCCTTTGCCATCTAAGGTATCTCCTGAAAACGTGATAGGCACATCTTTTTCAAACTTGATGTCAGCACGTATCTCATCAACTTCTAGAATCTTGGTTTTTAACGTGCCTGCGACTGTGAGATTATCTATGTTTTCTACAAATAGATTCTTAACAGTTACACCGTCGTTGCTTACAGTAAGCTGAGTTTTTACAGCGGTATCTGTGATACCAGTGCTGGCAAAGTTTTGTATTTTGCCTCCGGAAATGTGATCTCCTGAAAGGGATCGAAACGGCATTTTCCTTGCGATTTCTTTGACATCTGGGGCAGCGGTTTGTGCGATTGCGTTGATCTCATCGCCTAGTGCGGCTAATAAATTATTGACATTGCTCATAGTAATGTATTTATCCGCCAACGAAAAAGCGGACCGAAGCCCGCTTTTTACTGAGAATTTACTTTGTTATTGTACTTTGAGTAGCACAGTATCCTCGTTGATCCTGCCGTTGAGTTTGATATCCACAGCTTTGATATCGTCTAAGAACTTGCGTAACTGCACTTTGCCAGCTGCTTTGAACTCTTTAAGCTGCTCTTCTGGCTTGCGCAGGGTTTTCTGAACACTTTTCATTGGATCAGATCCAGTAATTGTGGTGCCTTTAACTCCGAGATCGTTGAATTCCGCAGCCACATACTTGCCCAATTTACGTGTCTTAACATTGTAGATCCACAGTTCTTTAGCACCGATGATGTCCTGCGGATTAATAGAAACTAATTTAAGTGTCTCGTCCTGTTTGAGATACTTCATCTTGGCCACAACCTTGGCTTTATCAGTAGGCTTCTTGGCACGAGGCTTTTTATTGACCTTGGCTTCTTGAGCCAGCATATCGCAGGCTGAAAGGATTTCGCTGTAGAACAGCGTGATCTTTTTCAAGTTGGCCTTGCTCAAATGAGAATACCCTTCTTTTAACTGTTCGTCTTTGGTAGTGGCTGCTTCTACCAATTCTTCATAGTTACGGGTGTACAAGTCTTTAATAATACGAGCGTGAGCAGCTTTGGCTTGACGACCACGCAGAAGATTTAACAGTTTAAATGCTTTTGGATCAAATGCATCTGGATCTGTTTGGAATGACTCAATGGCATCTTCGATCTCTTCAGTCATGCCCAATGCAACTTCACGAAGTCTCTCTTGAATAGACGGAGTGTAAACTGCTGGCTTGATTTCTACTGCGCCTTCTTCGGACTCAGTCTCATCATGTTTGCCTTCTTCGATAATTTTAGCAATAGATTTACTCAACCATTCTGCGGTGTTGCGACCTTCGTTGAAGTCTGCACGAATTGCCGGCATACCACGCAACAGATTAGCAGCAATAGCACCTACGGTTGTGCCACAGCGATTGTCTTTGGTATCTTTAAACGCTTTAATAACATCTTTTGGATAGTTCTGGCTGCTCATCCAATTAATAACTTTGGGTTTGAGTTCTTTGCCGCTGGTTTCCAAACGATAATAACTCATGGCCATCCGGAAGTGTCGACTAAATTCATCAGCAGTCATGGTCTCGTGATCGTCCCATTTTGGACTTAGATCACGCCCTTTGTTTTGGCGGATCGCAATAGATGCTTTTTTTAGTTTGGTTACCATTTAGTCACTCCTGTTGTTAAACAATACATATATTATAGCACCAAACGGCGAGGTTGTCAACCATGATTAAATCGTTTGATTTCATGTAGGTCACCGTTTTCATCTTCTTGATAAACCACAGCTTCCATAACACCCAATCCGAGATTAGCTTCTGCTATCTCCAACGCTTCTTTTCTACTGCTGGTGGTTTCTACCAATTCTTCGTGACCGGCTTCATCCACCGCCCAAACTTCGTATAGTTCAAAGTTCATGATACTAACACAATCTCCTTAAGTAAATTTTTCCCAATCTCCACCAGGCACTATTGCCCAGCCAAGACGTTGGAGATCATTCCGGATCTCGTCGGTTACTAACCCTTCAGGAACATACTTAGTACGAGCTTGCCACTCTTCATATGTTTCACTATCCTTGTCATACCCACTAAGCCCGCCCATTCCTGAGCAGTACCAATCAATATAGTCGCCTTGTTCACGCATGTCTGCAACGATGCCCCCGGCACTGCGCCAGGAAGCTGACCAATAGTCTTTGTCTGGATCTTGTCTAAGGATAGGAATAACTTCTAATTTGATGAAGTCGTTATTGCACATTGCCGCATACATGTTTTGAGCGTATGATTCTTCAGCACGAACTTTGTCTAGAATCCAATCAGTGGTCAGTAGATCGTATTCCATATTGTTTATACGGCGTTGCGGGTCATCAAACTTATGCTTGTGTTCGTCCAGAATCTTATCAAACAGGTCGAGATAATCGTCGTTGATGGGTTCGTTTTTTTCTGTCTGACGGTTAACATATCCTTCTTTTTGGAAGGAATGTCGTTGGGGACTTTTTGATACTTTGGTCATACACAGTCTTGTTCAGATGCTGCCTTAACGGCTGCGCTATTCTCTTTTGGTTGTTTGAATGCACTAACATCTTTGATTGCTTTCTTCAGTGTTTCTGCATAATTAAGAGCCTGTTGCTCAGTCATAATGATGTTAGCTTCGTACTCAACATATCCTTTGGTCAGCAATCGCCAAATGGTCTGCCAACGATTGAGACTCCACCATTGAGACTTTTGTGTGGTATAGGTAGTAACAGTCACACGATGATCATCAGCTTCGACCCAAACATTGTGATCGTGATTGGCATCTTGACATTCACAAGTGACTTGATAGGTGATGGCATCTCCCCAACTATTACGTTTGAGGATTCCTTGTGCAGGAGTCTGAGGTGTAAGTTCAGTTGAAGGTTTTGACATCGTTTCTTCTTTCATATATGCTTTTTACCATTCGTTGATAATCTTCTTCTGCTAACACAGTTTTATACATGCTGAGAGCTTGTGTGATCATAATACCCGCTATCTCAATATCTTTATATTCTTCTAACATGATTCCGGTGAACTGCAGATACTTAGCATAGAGATCTTCAATACTGTGAGAATTGTTATCTGGTATGCTCATGTTATGTCCACAGGCTTTCGCGAATCTTGATAAGGCGAATCATCATTTCTTCATCTTCCTTTTCATAGGCTTTTTCAATTTTACTAAGCAGCTTATGAGCCTTGTTGCTGGCTTTACGGTCTTCGGGATCTTTTGAATTTAGACTAGAGAAGAAACTGCCAGGATACTTGACACGCATAGCATCACAGTGAGCTGACCATCCACTTGCTTCCATAGGGTCTGGACGATTGCGATAGGTAACAGTCCACCAGGTGTAAAGCTCGATGATTTCTTTAGCGGCTTTGGCTTGATATGTGGGTTCAGCTAGATGCTTTTCACCTTCTTCTAAAAACTCAGCGTTAGTCAATGTTTCAGCCCAACGCAGGTATTCCATACCTGCTTCTGGACAGCGCCAAGCTCTCCAACGCAGCCAGCCCTTGCGCCACCACGGAGTTTCAAATTTAGTCTTAGCATCATCACTCCAAATGCAGTGATGCCATGCTTGTTCTATTTCAACAAAATCCACAAGCTCGTTGAAAAGACAAGGAAGAAAGCGATTGCCCACATCACGCCAAGTGCCCGGTTTAATATCTCGGGGATGGGCAGTAAGGGCATGACTGCGAGTAACCCAGCGATTATTAATATAATAGCGAACGTCATTTAGTTTATCTGGTATGTAATAGACAAATTTTTGGAGATGATCGAGGCCTTCTTCAGCGACCCAATAACGGACAGGATGCGCTTTAGCTGAACTGGCATACCAAGCATCCCATTCTTCACTGGTGCCACACTTGAGTTTTGGCGAACCACGAAGCCAATCTGCAAATTTTGAACATGTCCAATAATGACTACGCATTTTAATTCCTTAAGATTATTCTGCTGAACAAGTTAATTATACTATCTTTTAGAAAACCTGTCAATATGTTTGTTTTTTGAACGATTCCAAATCTTCAGGTGTATTAATTTCAGCAGCCACTCCAGCATCGGTGATGCCTATGGTGTATCCATTTTGTATCCAACGCAGTTGTTCAAGGCTTTCAATCGACTCTTCTGGATAAACTGTTAACTCTCTATAGCGTTTCAATGCAGGAGTTCGATAGGCATAGATGCCATAATGCCAATCACCGTATTTCAGTGGCGCACGACAGAACCAATGTGCTTCTCCGTTGCTGGAAATTACTTTGACGGTATTTGCATCGTGTTGTTGGTCCGGCTGCATTGGATGTTTAAGTGTGGCAACATCATGCATGTCTAACAAGTCCGGTAGTTTGAGAACATCTTCCACAGGAACAACAACCATATCGCCCTGAACATTGATGATGTAATCATAATATGGCATCTGCTTGTATGCTTCGGCAATACGTGCTGTGCCGTTTTCGCAGTCATAGGCAAAGATCGCATTGTCTACCTGATCAGCGATTTCTTTGCTGTCTGTGGCCACATAGACATCAAAGCCTGTTTTTAAACATTGTTCATATACTCTGCGAATCAGAGTTTGACCACCTACATCACACAGCATTTTATTTGGAAACCGTGAACTATCTAGTCTTGCTGGGATAACAACAGCAGTTTTCATATTTTTCTTTGATACCCTGCAAGGTTCAGCATGATCGAATATTGCTCGTAGGCCTTTTGCACAGCAGCGTTGGTATGCCTGTAGTGTGCTTCTTCCCGTTCTTTGTTCATCAAGGTCTCGAACATGTCAATTTCTCCTTGACTATGCCGTTGCCATTTAAAGAAACGACGTTCCATTTCTACAAGTGTGCGTAGTCGACCTTCTGGAATTTCTAAGGTAATGACCTGTTCAGTTTCGAACTCCACGATGTCATTGCGAATAATATCAGCTCGGGATGGGTCTGTAAAGAAACGTGGAGGGTGATAACGTGCTCTACGTTTTTGGTCGTTAAGCACATTAACTTCGTAGTTGCGACAGAAGTCTTTTATTTCGTCATTCATGTTGTGGATGTTTTTGGTACTACAAAATTATTAAAATAATCTAAAATTTCTTTATGGGAAACAAACTCATTTGTCTGGACATGCTCGGGTGAGGATAATATGTGAGGAACATAATAATCTTTCATGATATCATAATACTTAGATAAGTCTACCAGTCTCAACCCATGCAACACCTGCATCCAACTTCTATCAGTGAACATACTAAAATCTATTTCGGGAGATTTGCCTTGATGCAGTTGCTCTAAAATTATTGCTAATCGTTCTGGAGGCGGATAATTCTTTTGAAAGTCTCGCCAAAACTCAGTGTCCTGACGTTTGGTCATGTAATGGAGATACACGAATTCTAATATGTTGGTGTTTCGATCAAGGCATCGCTTGTTGAGGTCTTCTTCAAACTTAATATCAGTTGTGTTGAATCCGTCGCAATTTAAAAAATCAATAACATTCAAAGCACTGACCCAGATGTTTGTGGCTTCTAACGGTTCTAAAAATCCCGCACTCAGCCCGACTGCCATAGAATTTCCTATCTTGGCCTTTTCATAGGTGCCTGCTTCGAACTTAAAAATTTTAGGCACGGTAAGTTTTTGACCAAAAAATTCCTCTGCTTCTTCGAGAGCTTCTTGATCTGAACAGAATTTTGAATTGTAAACATATCCGCACCCGTATCTACCGTTTACAGGAATCCGCCATATCCACCCGTTCTTCATACAGAATGCATCGGTTACCGGTGAAATGTTGTTGTCGTGTTCGATAAAAAACGGCATGGCTCTATCGAGTCCGCAGCTGTCTGCATAACTGTTCCACTTAACTTTGTGATGTTTGCCGATTACAAGTCGAGCAAATCCCGAACAGTCAAACACAAAGTCACATGCTAATTCGCTGTCGTCGTCTAGAACTATGTGACTGATAATTCTATCACCTCGAAATTCTTTAACCTTCGCATCTATATGATGTATGCCCTTGTTGGCCGCAAACTTTGATAGATAAGTTGCCAGCAGTCTTGCATCAAAGTGCAAAGAAAACTGGCCGTGATGATTTAAAGGGAGTGCGTCGAGGGAGGAATCTTTATCGGACCAAGTAAATGGCACACGATTTTCCTTAGACATTTTTTCGTATACTGATAAATCTTGTGAATCACTGTTAGCTATTGACTGTTGCAATGACAGTAACTTGTCAATCAAGTTTTGATGCACAGGAATAGGATTTTGTACTTCGTCTTTGTATATGAAACTATGGAAATAACTTTTCCCGTCGTTATTCCAATTAGCAAAATTAATTCCTAATTTGAATGTGGCCTTGCATTCTTTAATTAACTCTGTGATCGGGATGTCTAACATATCGAGGATATTTGTTAAGAACGGTACAGATCCTTCTCCAGCACCCAAAATACCAATTTCGCCACTTTCTATAAGTGTTATATCGTAATGTGGATAGAATTTTTTAGCAAGCAATGCGGTGAACCATCCAGCTGTTCCACCACCGATTATATAAATTTTTTTCATGCAAATATTTATATGCTGTATTT